GCCTTCAAGAAGAAGCGCTCCCCATTCACAAGGTGAATCACACTAAGCCAATGCTGCTCAAAGCGCTGATGAGAGCGTCAAGTTTCTGTTGAAGGTTGTCAATAGCGACTTGTGTTGAGGCAAGGTCGGCGGCTGGTTGTGGAGGTGTTTCGGGTGCTACCACTTGTGCGCCAAGCGCGGCCACCGTTGTCTTTGATGCGGGGGCAGTTCCGTAAAAACCGACAGTAGAACCATCGTGGTTAAGCGCGCCGTCAATCTCCAAATTGGAACTGAACTTTCCGCTCCCGCTTACATCAAGTTCAACAGCAGGGTCGGTTCCACCCAAGTTGATACCGACTTTACCGTCTGTAAGCGCTCGCAATATTGTTTCGGAAGCAGGGACATTTGTGTGTGTAGGTGTACCATGAGCGATATCAAATTGATTTCCGTCTCGCTGGCTGATTTGCCAGCGCTCGGTGTCCCAATCTGCGCCGTCCATAGGTGAAGTGTTGTCATTGTTGATGTGAATACCACCATAGCGAGTCATACCCACATTCCCTTCGGCTGATTGGAACCTTGCAGTATAAACAGCGTCTCCGCTTGTTGTGGCTGTCTGTTTCACATGCAGTGGATTAGAAGGTGTGGCTGTACCGATACCCACTTTATCAGTGTAGGAAGGAGCGTTGACCACGAGCGTGGTAGTGTCAACAATGAACTTCTTGTTCGCTATAGTCACATCACCTGCGAGGTCAAGCGTTGACTCACCTTCAACAGCGGCGATAGCGTTTGCGTCTGCGTACGCTGTAGCACCATCAGCCACATTGAGAAGCGTGAGCACTTCTGCTTTGGTGATGCCTGTAGCGAAGGCTGGTGTACCGCTGTTGTCCCTAATTGCAGGTGGGTCTGTAGCAGTAGCGCTTGTGGCGATACCATCCAACTTTGTTTTGTCGCCGTCAACAAAACCTCCTTCGGCAAGCACCTTTTGATAATCGGTGTTGGCTACAGCAGCGGACACTGTACCGCTACCGTTGGACTTGAGAATGCCGTTAGCACCGCTGGCACCACTGACCGTTGTACGCTCGCCAGCAGTGATGATTGCACCACTACCAGCGTTGCTTACATCGCTGAGTTCAGTCACGCTATCGGTAGCGTGTACCACCTTTTTGTCTGTGCCAGCATCGTCCGTGAAGTACAGTCTGTTTGGTGCGTCGTTCTTGACCCACAGCAAACCTTTGCCAGCAGCCGTGGTGTGTCCTGTTGCTGCGACATTTGCCTTCTCGTCAATGACAAGCCCGGTAGGGTCAATCAAGCCAGTGACATTCAACTTACCGTCAACAGTAAGCGTGTCGGGTGTACCTGCCGTGAAATATAAAGCGGCATCGCTGGTGAAACCACCTGCGCCGTCGGAGAGTTGTACACGCCCACTTGCACCACTGGATGTTGTAGCCACAGTGCTGCTGTAGAGCACCTTCTTCCAGTTGCTACCGTCGTAGGCGAACATGACCGCATCGCCAGCAGCAACGGCTGTGTTGAGCCCTGTGCTGTCAAAGGTCACTGTGCTGCCGCTGGGCACACTGACGAACACAGCATGGCCGGGTGGGAATGTACCGTCGGGGTTGAGGTTGATGGTTGTAGAAGCCGTGAGAACAAATACTTGGTCGCTGTCAAAAGTGAAGGTGAGGTTTCCACTTGGGCTTGACACATTGATGTTGGTAGGGCCGAGTAGGTGAGTGTGGCGGGTTGAACTGTCCTTGCGTGAGTAGTACAGCATGGTTTCGCTGTTGCTATTGAGCGATTGCCACAACACACCAGCGTCGCCAAAGTTGCCGTGCAGGCCACTACCGTGAATTTGCCGCAAGGTTGTGTGGTCGTTGACACCGGCTGTACCAGCGGCGTTGTTTGTCGTTGTCGTCAAGTACACAGGCGATGTGCGAATAAATGTGCGATGGTCGTTGAACTCGCTGAGTGCTTGAATACCTGCGCCGTGTGTAGAACCACCGCTGTTGGTTGCACGGATGCTACCAATTACAGTTGATTGTTGGTTAGCAATTGCAGACGCGCTGTCTGTGAGGTCACTGAGATACGAAGCGGCTGAGCCACTGATTGAAGGGTAAGCGCCTGCGGCTGTGGTGATTATCGTCGTTTGTGTAACCTTTACACCAAGCGGCGTAGCGATAACAACGAACAAACACTCTTGTCCGCTGGTCAACGCTATGATTGCTTCACCGTCCAAAATGTCGCTGCTTCCAACTGCTAAATCCAAAGTGATGTTAGAGCCTCCACCGAAGTCGTACAACACGCCGTGAAGAATGGCTTGGAAGGGTTTGACAACAACCTTACTGGCATCGGAACCTTGACTCATAGCGCCGCCGAGGTTGGCTGGATTGTTACGGTCGCCGTCAAGAAAAGCAGTGTCCTCGGTCAATAGAATGCCGTTGCCGTGCAACCCTTCGTACAGGTTTGTCAGTGTAGGCGACAGCAAATGGTCGCCGTCTTGTAGTTCGTTGATGTTTTCTTTCAGTGGGTTTGCCATTCTATTTCACCTCAATAAGCAATTGAATGCGTACTTCGTTGCTGGTTGTTTTGATAACAGGAGCGATGGTATGCCGTGCAATTGGTGTGAACGAAGAAGTTCCCCGCAACTGCACAAACACCTCTTTCAGCGTTTCATCAAACGCTTCGCTCGCTGGTATGAAACCTTCTACCAAGACAGTGTTTTGGTCAACAATTCGCACCGACGGACTGAGCACGATAGCGGGGCGACCAGCAGCGCCATCGGTTGTTGTAGAGGGTGTGCCGTCAAAGCCAATCACCATTTCATTGATGTTTGACACGATGGTGTCAAGCAAGGCTCGTTTCAAATGGTCGCTTACTGGCATCAATCTCCCCTCATAACTACGACAGGTGTTTTGCTGCCGCCCAATGTCTCTTCGCTGCTACTACTACCCAACACGCCCCTGTTCATGGCTCTACCGATGATGAAGCCGCTTGTACCGTGGCCTTGTATGGAGACAATCACGGTGCTCTTGATTTGCAGGTCAGCGAAGAGAGACAAGTTGGCTTCAACGATTTGTTGTACATTGTCGGGCACAGCGCCTGTGGGCTTGCTGCCCTCAACAATACCTTGCAGTATGCCTTCAATACCGGTGTCAACCGTCAAGAATACGAGGTCTGCTGTGTTGGACTCCAATTGATGCTTAACCTCAGTCAGAATGCGCTTAACACCTTCGTACTCAATGACCTTGCCCGGTCGCAAATCCCATGACTGTGGATGTCCCGAACTCGTTTTACTACCGCTAAGCAGGTTGTTGGCTTTGAGGATGCTTCGTGCAACTCGTCGCGCCCCTTCGTTGGTGGTGACGCTAAAGTCCTCAACAACTTGTGGTTCTTCTTGTACATCGCCGCCACGCCCGCTTTGTCGCTCAGCATCGCTGACCTTAGCGTAAGCAGCGTTGTTGAGAGAAGACGCCTTGCCTTGTACAACAATGACATTCGCTGTGTTGTCAATCGGGTTTGTACCTGCTGGTCCAGCACGGGTGTTAGCGTCAACAAATCGCCCGGACTCGCCAAAGTTGAATGGTACATAGAGCAAACTGCCGAAGCGGTCAAAGTACACAATGTGGTTATCGTGCCGACCAAGGAAGCGCAGTGCTGAAACAAGGTTGACGCCGTAGAAGTCAGTAGCGACAAAGGTGCTGCTTTGCTTACGCCGGTCGGCGTTGGCTCGTGTAGGCGACAAGGGAAGAGCAAGGCTAACCGAGGTGAACGAATCGCCAAGGTCTTTTGCCAACCGCATAGCCATGTCTGTTGTACGCAGCCCGATGTCCACTTGCTGTCCCAAATGACCTCTTGTGGAGTTGAAGCCGATGTCTTGGAACGAGCGGTTTTGCATGTTGCGTACTGAGAATGTCGTACCTTCGTTTCCAGTGGAAACATCGCTCACAGTCATGCGTTCCGACGGATTTTCAGCAGCGTACAAAATCGGCGGCGTATTTAAAGCGGCATCGCCTGTGAGTTTATGACCAGCGTAGAACACTGCTGTGTCGGAGTTGTGCCCAGCAGCGCCCGTGTGCTTCAACACTACAGCGTCCTGTAGTTCGTTGATTGAGTAGGTACGCTCCGTAGCCACAGCGTAAGTTGCTTGTTTGCGCTTACGCACAGTGACTTGCTGCTTGGTGCTACCTTGCATGTTGATTTCACCAAGGTGAACAGCATTGTCAACAAAGTGCGGCTTACGCACTTGCTTCATGACAACATCGCTGTCGCCAGTCAGTCTTTGTTGTGCGAGTTGAGGCATCAAGCATCACCACTCAACATTCTTTTCTGCTCGTTAATCCAAGCATCGTGTTCGTCTTCAGTCATGTCTTCAGTCACGCTTTTAGAAGGTCGGGTCATGACAATGTTTTCCCAATCTATAGGCTCATTGTGAGCAACAAACGCTTCATTCATGTAGGCGTCATTTGACGGGTTCCACTCACCACTACGGCGTTGAACTTCACCACTGTTTTCCAAAGCACCTCTATGACCGAGCACTACTCCGTTCCAAAGAGGGTGGTTGTAAAAATTGCTCCCGAACCACGAAGCCGTGGCATGAGGCTCGGGACCGTCCGTAGCCCAGTATGTGCCCTTTGACCCTGCATTGTTAAATGGAGTTTTTTTGCGACCCTCCATGACACCATCTTCCCACTTTGCTGGATTCATCGGTTTGGTAGTAGGGAAGGGCACGCCCCGATAGGCGGTAACAGGCTCTTTACCGGGGTAGTCTTCTATGTAGTTGTACAACTTCATTTGCCGTGAAGCCTTGAGCAACTGCCATGCTGCATCAAAAGGCTTCATGCCGCATCACCCTCTCTCAGCACCACGGTAGGAATCCCTTCTTTACCTGCGATATGATGAGCGGCAGAACGGTGGTGACCGTCAATGAGGTATTGCTCACCATGCCTGTCAATGAAAACAACAACTGGGTTATCGTTTAAATTACCCTGCATGTATTGCAGCGCAGCATCTCTTTCATCATACCCATAGCGTCGTCGCAAAGACCCCATCAATTCCCTTTCGTTAACCATCGCAGTTCCATGAATGGGATATTCGGGGTGATATTGCTCGCTGTATCTTCCATCCCAAAAAGCATCTAATGTTGTTTCATCAGCACCCATTGAAATCATGTGCTCATGTGCGTCTTCTTCGTTGAAACCATAGGGTGGAATATCGGACTTAAGCACAGCCCAAGCGATGTCAAAAGCCCTCATGCTGCATCACCACTGTGGTCCGATGTGTTGTAGGCCACATCCTCTTTATGTCCCTTGCTGTGTAACGATTGACTGAACCGTGGCTTCACGCTAAAGTCCTTCGCTGCACCTGTGTTGCGAGGTGCGTCGCTGCGGTAGTGCTGTAGTGTGTTCTCACTGATGAGCAAGCGAGTGACTGTACTCTTGAGCGAGTCTTTGTCAAAGCCTGTAGCCTCAGTACCGGGCAGTTTTGGCCCCTTTGCTGTTGGTACAGTATCACTGCTGGTTTCCATCAAGTACACCGGTTGATACGGGGCGTTGCTGTTTGGATTTGTAGAGCGCATGTACGAGCCTGTGCTGGCCCTGCCGCTGGCTGTTTCGTAAGTGAACAGACCGTATTTACCACCAGCAGTTGCAGTAAAGAAAGTGCTGCCGTACTGTGGGCTTGACGAGTGCAAGTTGAGTTGTGAACGGAACACCTCAATGTGTTGGTTGTCCAACAATCGTACAGGTCGCAACAAGAATCGCACAGTAGTGTCAGTGTAATTCGTTTGATTTGCACTGCTGTAAGTGGTGTTTTCGTATGGGTTGCTCGTCTTTTGCACACCAGTGACACCACCTCGCCCCCACCCAGTATCGTCAAACGGATTAACGAATGAGCGAGCCTCCAAAACATAGGTGCCACCAAGCGGCTTCATGTTGCTGGTGTGAGAGAAACGCATGACACCGCCGTGAGGCTGTGCTGCAAACGACAGGCTCGTGAGGTCGTAGTCTCCAAGCGTTTGCGAACCTGCTTGCATACCACCGTGCAACACGGTTCGTTGACCGACACCACGGTCGGTATGCAGGCTGTGTGCTTCTGTGTTGATAGCCACCATGTCTTTGTTGGTGCCTGTGGTTTTCATCTCCAAAATGTCAGCGTCAACACCGATGCGAGGACTTGAGCGTGACACTGCATCCTTGTGTACGCTTGTGCCACTGATGCTCTCTACACGGTCGCTGACCACTGCGTCGGGCTTGAGTAGCCCGTCTTCTGCAATCTCCAAGCGGGCACTGAGACCACGGTTGACTTCATCGGGCTGCTTTACATCGTTGCGTGGTCGTAGCAT